ATGGTGCCGCGGATGGCCTCTTGCACGTCGGAGGTCGTGACTGCGCGCCACGGGGACAGGCGGGTCTCGGTTATGGCCTTCGGCAGCGTGCGGGCCTCGGCGTCCATCTCGGACAGGACGACGGCCGCCACGTCCTGCCATACGTCGCCGTTGTCGATGGCCTCCCACGTGCGCTCGCGGTAGTCGGCGCGATTCCACTTTGGGCGGACGAGTCCCGACTGGGCGAACAGAGTGAAAGCCGCGGCCTTGTCGCCTCCGGTCCAGAAGCGCAGGATGGAAAGCAAGGCGGCGTCGGCCTCGCTGGCGGAACCGTGACCGGATACGTCGCCGGACCACAGCCTCTCGAACTTTTCGGCCTGGGCCGATGCGCGGATGCGGTCGAGCACGTCGTCGGCGGTTGCGGACAGGCGGACGGCCGGTTTCGGGGCATCCTTCTCCGCCCGGCCGAACACGTACTCCATGAACACGTCGATCTGGTCCTGCGCGTCGGAGATTTCGTGCTGGAGGCGGATCACCTCGCCGGTCATGCAAAAATAGCGGGACGAGTCGTAGATTTCCAGCTTGCCGGAGCGGCGCCCGGCGGCCGGCAGCTTGGCGCGGCAAATGATGTGGGCGCCGGTGCCCGATTGCGACAGCTCGGTATACGAGCCGATATACTCGATCAGCTCGTCGTCGATGTGGCCGTCCATGTCGATGCCGCAATAGGGGTCGTTTTCGGTGAACACGAAGCCGATGCCGCTGAACCGCGGGCTCGCTTCGACGGCGGTGCGGAAGTCCGTCCACGTGGCCTGGTCGGTCGTGCTGGCCAGCCCGCCGGTGCGCGGGTTGATGGGCAGCTTGGTGTCTTTTCCATCTCTGGACACTTTCGACCAGCACACCCATTGCGGCAGGGATTGCAGCTCGGCCGGGATCTTGTCAAAATTCATACGAAACTATCCTCCACCATTTTCCGTCCTTGCGGACGGATATTGCCTGCGGCTCCGTGAAATCCTTCGAGTTGGCTAAAGCCTCGTCCACCGTTTTGCAGACGACGCCGCGGCGGGCGAACCAGCGCAGGGCCTTCGACGCGGCCATCCCGTCGTGCTCGGGGCAGACCCACTCCGAAACCCGCCGGCCGAAGCCGCAGTAGTAGTCCACGCGCAGGCTGTCGGGCCTGAACGGCTTGGAGTGGCGGGAGTAGGCCACGTCCGAAACGCTCCACGTCTCTATCTGGGCCGACATCGGGTCGGCGTCGTCGGCGTACCGGCTATGCCGGATCTCGCGCCGCTCGACGGGGAAGTCGTGGCCGCAATGCGGGCAGACGCGGACGCCGATGCCGACCTCGGCTTCGCACGACGGGCAGGTCTTGGACATGGCCTGCTCTCGCTTCCACGTCTTGACGCAGCGAACGTCGTCGAGCGGGCCGTGCCGGCGGATGTTGCCGCCGAAGTCGAGGATCATGCAGTCGGCCTTGCCGTCGGCCAGGCGCAGGCCGCGGCCAACGGCCTGGACGTAGAGGCCGGGGCTCTTTGTCGCGCGCAGAAGGGCGATGCAGTCCACCCCTGGGTAGTCGTATCCGTGGGTCAGCACGTCTACGTTGACGAGGATGCGGGCGGCGCCGGAGGCGAATCGCGCCAGCTCGGCCTCGCGCTCGCGGCCGGGGACCGTCCCGTCCACGTAGGCGACAGACTCGCCCATGCCGGCCAGGATGCCGCGGACGGCCTCCGCGTGGGCGATGCCCGCGCAGAAGACGAGAACGGCCTTGCGTCCGGCGGACTTGGACACGATGTCCTTGCAGGTGTCCTCGGCGATGTCCTCGAACCGCTCCTGCATCTCGCCGGCTACGAACTCGCCTAGCCTCGTGTGGACGCCTTCGAGGTCGGCTTCGTGGCGCCCGCGGTAGCCGACGATGGGCGAGAGCCAGCCTTCTTCTATGAGGTCGGACGTCTTGGCCTCGTAGACGATCTCGTCGAACAGGCGGTCATCTCCTTCTGTCAGCATACCGCCGTCGAGTCGGTAGGGCGTGGCGGTCAGGCCGATGATCTTGGCGTTTGGCGAGTGCGCGAAAACGGCGTGGTACTGGCCTGCCTTCTCATGTGGAATTCTGTGGCACTCGTCCACGACGATGGCCGTGAACGGCTCGTGGTGGCCGCGGACGATGCTCTGGACGCTGGCCACGGTGATGGGCTTGGTCGCGTCCTTCTCTCCTAGCCCGGCGCAGTAGATTCCGACTGGCTTGTCGGTCAGCTGCGCGATCTTATCTGCGTTCTGCGTTAAAAGCTCGCGGACGTGGGCCATGACGCACACCCGCCCGTTGGCCAGCCGGCACAGCTCGGCGATGATCCACGACTTGCCGGAGCCCGTCGGCAGGCTGGCGAGCACGTTGGAGCCGAGGCGGGCCTTCGCCACGATGGCGTTGACGGCGGCCTGCTGGTATTGGCGGAGGGCAGGCATGGCTAGAACGGCGTTTCCTCGACCCACTTCCAATCCTCGCATCCGGCGATCTGGGCCGCGCGGTCGATGGGCTTCGCCAGGTGCGAGCAGTACCAGCCGCCTTCCTCCAGCGGGACGCTGAACGTGCAGGTCCGGCAGTTCTTCTCCGGCGCCTCTCCGCCGTGGCAGACGCCCCACATCTGGCAGAACTTGCACTTGAAGTTGGCCGGGTTGTCGCTCATGCGCTCCGGAGGAAGTGCCGAATAGATCAGCTCGCTCGCCCTCTGGCGCAAAGCGACGTAGGCGTCCTTGTCGAAGTCCACCCACTCGGCGTGGATCTCGTCGGTGTTCTTGTTGACGGACAGGTAGAGGGCCTTGTCCATCTTGAGCTCGCCCATGTAGACCTGCATCTGGCAGAAGTGCTCCGGCTTGCTCTCGGCCACGCCCTTCTTATGGAGATCGTTCCAGCTCTTGTCGTTGGCCGTCTTGATCTCGACGATGAACTTCTTCTTGCCCTCGACGCCGACGGCGTCCACGGACCCGCGGAAGTGCCCGCCGTGGTCCTCGAAGCTCTGCTGGCCGAATTCGTCGTGCTCGATCTGCATCCCCGCCGACTTCAGCTCGAAGACGACGACGGCCTCTTCACGCTTTCCGCGGTCGAACAGGCGCAGCATCCGGCCGTCGAAGCCGTTGGGCTTCGCCCAGCGGTAGCCGTACCAGATTTCACGGTCGCACTCGCGGCCGATGACGCTGGCGCCGAGATGCTCGCGGCGGTGGTCGCCGGCGTCCTTCCAGATTGCATAGATTTTCTTGATGAGATTGTCGTCGTGGTTCATGGCGTAAATTCTCCGCGTGGCTTTCCGGATGCGCGGCCCCCGGCTTCCTACTTCTTCGACCAGGGCTTGCGGGCGGGAACGGACGAAGCGGCGGGCTCCGGCTTCGCGGCGGCCTTGGCAATCGGCTTGGCGGGCTCCGCGTCGGGCGCAGTCGAGCGGAACGCCTTGATGACGTTCTTCTCGGCGTCCTTCTTGTCGCGGCCGACCTTGATCCAGAGCGTCAGGTCGTCGAGGTCCGACACGTCGGAGATTTTCTCCAGCCCGCCGGCCAGCATCATGCGTTTCAGCTCTCCGAGCCCGATCTGCTGAGCCGTCGGCTTGGGGTTGTCGACGTTGAAGTTTCCGAACACCTTGCGGCCGGCGTAGTTTTCGCCGACGATCGTGTAGGTCACGTTGATGTGGTGGCCCTGACCGCTCTTGTTCTCCTTCTCCGTCGATCCGCTCGTGATCGCCTCGTACCACCCGTCGGGCAGCGGCTGGAAGTCGCCGGCCTGCGCATCGGTCTCGTCCATGTCGTTCAACATATTCATCCAACTGCTCATGTCATTCTCCTTGCTTGCTTGCTTTTTCGATCGCGTCGGCGAAGGCGCCGAAGTTCATGTCCAGCTCGTATGGAAGCTGGCCGAAGATGCCCCTGCCGCCGCCCATGTGGGCGGGGCGGCGCTGGGTGAACAGCACCCGGTCGGCCCGCTGGATTCCCTTCTTCTTTCCGGCGTCGTCCTCGCGGACGGCGACTTTGTTGTTGGCGAAGAGGATGCAGTCGCTCCATCGGAAGATCGCCGCGGCCAACTTCTTGTGAATGTCCATCTCGTAGGCGTCGTAGGACTCCGCCAACGGATCGGTGAACGTCCGCACGACCACGTGGCCGATGAGGATGGAGCCCATGCCCTTCTCCTCGCGCAGGTAGTCGAGCCCGGCCATGATCTCGCGCCAGAGGCCGACGGCCGCGACGTAGCCCTTGCCGAATCCGCCGCCGACCTTCTCGATCGAGTCCACGCCGGCCGTCTTGCACAGGTGGTCCCAGACCAGAGGCTCCAGCGTGGAGATCGAGTCGATCACCACGGTTTCGTAGTCGTGCTCCTGCTCCGCCAGCATACCGATGGCCTCCATCAGTTCGCCGTAGGTCTCGATGACCGGGGTGCGGGCCACGTCGAGCGCGTCGATGCCTTCCTCGCCCTTGATGGCCATGAAAATCGGATTCGGCGACCCCGAGGCGAACGTCGATTTCCCGATCTTCTCGACGCCGCACAAAACGATGCGCGGCGGGCGGTTCTGGATTCCCTTCTGGACATCGGCGATGTTCACGATGCCACCTCAATGACCTTCACGCCGATTTTCTGCGGCTTTTCGGACAGTGCCCTGGACAGAACCGTCCACAGGCCGGGCTCGTTGGCCTTGAGCCAGCGGCATCCGGCGTCGTCAACCTTGAACGACTCCACGCGGCTGACCGGGTTGACGCCGGACGGGATCGCGTCCTCGATCAAGGCGTATGCTTTCTCGTCGAGCTTGCGCGTGATGCGCTGGGTCAGCGTGACCTTGTAGCCCTCGGCGTCCACGGTCTTGCTGCCCTCTTCCGGCACGGCGTCTTGCATGAGCGCGACGAGCACCTCTTCGGCCGCGACGCGGGCGTCCCGCGCCTGTTCCTCGGCCTGCTTCGCCGCCAGGTAGCGGCTGATTTCTTCTTTCAT